CTCCCAACAACCCACTCGGGTAATTAGCCCGAGTGGACCCACCTCTTCTTGATGCCGACGGAAGAGGGACGTCCCGAACGCACTAAGTGATCTGCAAGATGGCTTGGCATGCCATCACCCCTACGTTCAAGGGAAAGCAGACACTTGGTCAAAGCAGGGTATCCGTCAATTTCATTGACGGGTAACGGAGCATCAACAACCATAGCCTTTACAAGAGGCAGTTGCAAATGCTCATCATATCCGTCGCAAGACAAAAGTCCGACGAAGGAATGCCTGCCAAGACCTGGAGAATCCTCAGCTACCGTAGGAGTAGGGATATTAAGCCCCTCCAAAAGGTTGTCGAGGTACTCAGTACTCTTCCAAAACCCGCTCTTATAAAGCTGATTTCGGAGGGAAAAAGTACTGATAATCTCTCGCGCATCCGTCCGTTTAGTGGGGAACAATTCTCTGATTTTCACGACAGAAACGTCGTGACCACCAAAGTAATCCCCACCGCAAGACTCCCGGAAGGTACCAATATTGCTATCGGAATAGATAGCACTGGAACCGCCCCAAAAAGACTTGCGTCGGTTCACTACGAGTCCAAAGGACTCTAGTGCTTCGATCACGGAACGCGTGAAGTTCACAGGGACAATGATGTCATCCCCATAAACACGCACCTGACCAAGAAAGGAGTAGATCTCTCTCTCAGTCAAACTGTGTCTGAGCTCATTCTGGATCCCGAGAAAGACGAGAGTCAAGAAAAAACAACTCTCAATCGGAAAACAGAGAGCTGAACCCATAGACGCAAATTTGGAAAGGGGAATAACCTCTTCCCCAACTCGAGCCTTCTGACTTCGACAGGCGTCGACTCCTTCACGAAGTGAAGGGTGAGATGCAAGAAGAAGTCGTACATGCTCATAGGAGACACGATCGGAGGCATCACTCAAATCGAGTGTTGCATAAGATCCATCATAGGATCCACGTCTGGCCAAGAGTTTATTAGGCTCTTGATCAAACCAACCGAGAAACCTTTCCAGTTTAGTATCCTGGAGGTTCCGAACCATGCTTTCGAGAATACCCTGCTGCACATATTGCATGTGAACAGGCTCGATAGCAATGATTCGAGGTGTCTTCTGCGTCTTAGGAACGGTAATCACTCTGACGGGTGGTTCCGCACCAGGTTCGAAGAGATGGACGGAGGTCTCGTCGTAATAAGCGGCGAGATCGTTGGGGTACAGATACTCCCTATAAGGGAATACTGCTTCCAGCCTACGAGTCCACTTATAAACCGCATACTTGGCGTTGCCAATTGTTCGGTCCTCAGTGGTACCCGGTCCGTGTTGCGGCAGAATCTCACCGTAATAGATGTCACCATCTACACGTGTGAACCATTCCGCAAACAGAAGCCTAGCGATTCGAGAGAACTCGAACCGCTGATCCTGAGAAATCTCAGGAGGCGACTCCATCTCCTTCTCACAAGAGATATAACGCTTGAGCGCTGCTTCCACTCTTGGAGGAGTGCAAGGAATCTTTATCTTAGCCCACATCAGACAAAACTGACGAAGGTTAGCGATACAGATAACACAAGCGTCATCTCTCAGACACTTATTTGAATCGAAAATCTCCCGAAGGAAACCCCCGAAAAGACGAGGGAAACCGTCTTTGTCCTTCCGAAAGGAAGTACAAAGATCGTCGGACATCCACGAGTCGCTTAAGGACCTCTCCAGGTCCGCAGCAAACTGTGGGAGAGTGATTGTCAAAAACGACAATCCCTCTTTTTCGATTCTACTCTCGATAGTTTTTCTATCGCGAGTGGTGCTTACGCGACACCAGCACTCCATGTCAAGGAGTACCACGCGCAGGAAACTAATTAGGCTTTTCATCATTGCCTTCCTAATAGATGGCGATATGATCCCTAGCTAGGAGCCTGCAAACCCCTCAAAGAGGAGGCCAGTTGCGAGAACTATGGATTAGTTCTCACCACCCAGCAACTGGGTGACACGAGCACCGGAAGTGTCGGTTAGGTACTTGGTAAGGCCGGCAACAACGGCGAACTGATCCGTTGTAATGTACCCAACTGTGGGTACATCGACCACCAAGTACGCCGACATGGAGAACAAACTGTTCACCGCCGGATTGTACGGAGCCGCAGCGATCTTCTGAACGTTGAGGCGAATCGTACGCCTGATACGCGAACCGTACTGGTTCGCAATAATCAGGCTCGTGTTCTGGTCAGCCGAAGTGAACTGACCAGTACCAGCTCCGGACGACACTCTCGGAAGAGAGATAGCCGTACCAGAGATGGTAACTGACTGTGGGTCTGTAAAGCTCATAGCGCATTTCCTGACTTTAGGGAATTCGCTGGATGCGAACTCTGTCCGAACCGTTGGTTTCTTAGTCCAAAGGCCCGGACGGACACTGCAGATTTACCACAGCGTCCTCCAAGCCTTGGTAAGTCCCAAGGCGCCGAGAATGGACCATTGATCCGTAGAAAATGAAGACGGATCTAGTCCAAAACCGTAGGGTGTTGAGCGGAATCTCTCTTTTCTGATAGAAGTCCAGAAAACAGCTATATCGTCATTAATGCCATAAAGGCCACGAATGCCCGATAGAGCTGAAGATTCCGCACTGTAGACTGTCTCTAGTGTGGTTTCACACATGAGGTAGCCATACTTCAACACTGTCTTCTGACCGGCAAGGTAACTAGCGTTCGAAATAACAGAACCTATGTCGCTCTGCCAGTCAGCAAGCCAGGTCCATGGAGCGAGGTCCCAAACGTCCGCCGGGGTGAGATCCACACCGAGTAGACGTTCGCACTTTGCCATAAAGTCCAAAGTAGGACTAGAAACTGGCAAATTGTAAACATAGCACCCTTTGAACCAGATCTTCTGTTTAGAGATCTGAGTCCAATTGGTTCTATAGGACCCGTTTGGATACAGGATATTAAGAGTACCCCAACTAGGGTCAGTAAACTGACTCTTTGGGTTGGCGGTAGGCGTAGTATACGTCGTCTGCGGTGAATTGCAGACCCCTGATCCTGAACCATTAATGACAGCGAAATCATACCTCCTTCTGACGTCATTCCCAGAGTCTCTGGCGTACTGCTGCAGAATCCTCTTAGAAGAGACTACTGCAGCAATGAGACTCTGGACGTCGGACTTGAACGGTAGCCAACCAAATGAATAGTTGAGCCACTGCTCAGGTACCTTCCCGATGTTCAGGTAGCGTCCGTATTTTAGGACAACATCCCTGAACGGAGAAAAAATCTCGGGAAAGAAAGACCTCTCATAGATCTGACCTAAATCGTCAGCAAGAGAGGCGGAGGGTTTAGAGGGATTGGTAGCAGCTATGGCAGTAGTGCCATAATAAGTACTGTTACCAAGAGGTTGCGCCTGAATAAAACCAGGATTGGGCCTACATGGAATAAGTGGGCCCTGCCACCTCCACTGGTTGTCGGCCGTATGTATCGAAACCAAAGGTTTCGTAATACCGTTACAAACGGTACTAACGGTCGAAAAGATATGACCAGTGTCACCAGGATGAAGAAAACCTTGAGTTTCTTTATCCTTCAACAGGAACTGGAAAGTACCAGCATCGGTTGAAGGGAGATCCCCAAGTTCATCCTCCGGATGTCCGGCTATAAACTGATTTCCAGACCTGTATGAATAGGTCTGTTGAGTGGCATAACCCGACCAGGTCCCCAGCATCGAGCCTCGAAAGTCTCGCTGCGGAGGACTGTAATATGCATTATGTCCAGCATACGAATATTCGTCAACTGGACCAATGATATCGCGGGTCTGTGTCACAAAACCGTCAACCATGGAACCCCTACTTCAGTAGAAACGGAAGAGAATCAGACTCGGGTTTTCCAGACTCGAATAAGACTCCCAAGCCGTTAGTGGACACATACTCCCTGATAAGAGCACATGTTGGCGCTGAAGCAC